ATTCTTTTATTTTTTCTATTAGCCACTCATGATTCCTCCTTTCTTTGCATGAAAAAAGCCCATGGTTTTTCCACAGGCAATATTCTCATTATTATTACTTCGCATAGGCATACTGCCTACTATGAATAGTCTAAACCACTTGACAGGTACATCAAAGTCAACTGAAGCTCTTATTTTTTCTTATTTATTCTTATTTTTTCTACTCAAGGTCTACTTGCGTTCACTAATAAAGAATTTGTCTTTTAGGCCTTGTATACAGCTAGAAAGACATTATCTTCTTTTGCTTATCTCGTTAAAAACTTTCAAGGTATTAAACGTATTTCAAAGGTAAGACAAAATCTTTTAAAAAATCTTTTACGTGTCTTTTGCTTAAATTTTTTAACGTATCAAACGTATACCCTAACGTAAGACAGAATCTTTCTAGTAATTTGCCACGTTAAATCACGTTGAAAACTCTAACGTAAACGCACGTATCCCCAATATTGCCTCAATTTGCCCTAATATTGCCAATAATAGCACTAAATTTGCATTTTTTAAGACTAACGTAGATAAAGCTTAAGACATTATCTTATCTAACGTACTACGTTAAAACTTTCTAACGTATTTAACGTATCAGCTAACGTAGACAAAATCTCTTTTTAAGTCTTTACCTTAAATCACCTTAAATGAAACTAACGTATTTAACGTAGTGTCAACCATACAAAAATTAAGAAAAAGAAAAGGCTATGTTGAATCACCTTAATTCGGTTTAACGACTCTAACATAGCCTAATCATTTAAACTTTTTCTTTTAATTTTTCCATTCCTGCATCATGAAGTCGATAAACATAGCTTTTTGAGATCTTCATCTTTTCTGCTATATCAGTGTATTTCATAAAGGAAACTTCACGATATAAGACAGCCCTTATTTCTTGTTCATCGTCAATTAGTGAATTAATCTCATCAGTAATTTTTATTGACAATGCTTCAAACTCGCCTTGCAGTTCCTTTACTTCTCTTTCTAAATCGAGCTGCTTAATAACCCACTTTTCAAAAGGAGCTTTGCCACTTGGTTGAGTATGTATTTTTTCTTCACCCCACATAGGGCCAGGAATCATCATCGATTGTTCCTTGCAGTATTCAATTCGGCCTTCTAATTGCTTTATTTTGGCTCGTAAGGCGCTTAATTCACTTAGCTCGTTAATTATCCCCATTAGCATTTACCTCCTTTCTTTTGCCTAATATTTCTATTTCAAGGGCTATTCCTATTGGTTCATCACTCCACAGCTTTTCGACAACTTCCCTTGCGACTTGAGCATCATCTTTCCAAAAGCCAACTTCAGTCATGCAGTCTTTTAAAAGTTTCTCAAGGTTATCGGTATCAGGTTTAGTAACTCTCCATTCGAGATGTTTATGTGTTTTACCTTTTGGAAATAGCCATGTGACCTTTAACTCGATTGGACCACTCATAGGCTCACTTGGTTTAAATGGTCTTAGATGTTTCTTAAGTTCATCTTTAGCTTTTGATACATTATCTGGCTTATAGAATCTAGGTTTACCATTAACTATCGCCACTTTTGTTTCTTGAGCAGTTATTGTTGGCGGATCTAGCAGTAAGAATATCTTCATACTTCCACCTCTAAGTTTTTGAGTTTTTCTAGATGTAAGAAAGGAGCTCTGTTTTTAAGCAAACTGCAACCGACATAGGACTAGGGATGAATAGGGGTGATTTTAAACCCCTATTTATTCCTATGTCCGTATATTTCCGTAAGGGAATATCTATATATAAGCTGTCTTCCATTTCCATCCTATTTCCCATCAGTTTTAAGAGTGATAATTCCTTGTTTGTTTTCATAGTGGTTTTTAAACTCCTTTACATATTCACGGATAGTGCGTTCACTCTTTCCTAGATAGTCAGCTAGTTCTTTCACTGAAACGCCTTTACCGCCCATATTTAAGACATTAAAAGCTGTATCTAAATTTTCTTTTCTACTATCTGGAGTGGAATAATTAGGCGATGCCTTTTGAGCATTATGGATATCACCCTTTGGATAAAACTTATCTAATTGACCAGTAGTATCAACAATATGCAGTGGATACTTGAAGAATACCTTTCTACTTTTTGGCTTAGGAAATTCACGAGCCACACACTCTACTTGGTAAGCTAGGAATTCATTTCCATAATCCGAAACATTATTTTTATAGTTATCATCCAGTTCGAGTTCGACCATATCCATAAGTGCGTCAGGATCTCTAGCAAATACACCACTGCCACTTGCCCTATCTTGAGCGTTCTTTCCGCCTTGCGTTCCTTTAGAATGATGGTGAGCATAAATAACAGTTGTGTGAAGCTTATCGCAAAGAATATCAAATTGATTACAAAACTGAGCCATTTCAGTAGCATTATTTTCGTCACCAGTAATGACTTTATAGATTGGATCAATGATTATTACATCGATTTGTGAGTCTCTAAGATCTTTTACAAGTTCAGGCACTAATTCATTTAGTGGTTTAGCTTTACCTCTTAAATTTATAAGTTTTATGTTTTCTATTACTCTTCTATCTATCTTCAAAGCATCAGTTATAATCCCAAATCTATCAATTGCACTAGGACGATCAATTTCTAGGTTAATATAGCAAACCTTAGCCTTTTCACATTTAAAACCAAACCACTCAGTACCTTGAGAAAAAGCAATAGCTAATTCAATAAGTGCAAAACTTTTACCAGATTTAGATGCACCACTTAAAAGGAATTTATGCCCTTTTCTTAGAAGACCATGAATAATCTCAGGAGCTAATGGTGGTGGATTTAATATTAAAGAACCAACATCCTCCAAGACAAAGTCAGTTGTTTCCCCTATTGACTCCATCCAATCTTTCCAGGAATCATAGCCAATATTTACACCTAATAATGTCTGCACTACGCCATTTCTTGTAACTCCTGGCATTCTAGATAATCTATTAGGATCTTTATTTTGCACGTCTATCGAAATGCCATTATTTTTAAGAAAATCGTAGCAAAACTGCACTCTTTCTTCATATTCTTGAATATTCGTAGCATCGATTTTAACTATGGCATGTATCGATTTACCACCACTATAAACCATTGTAGCGATAGGAAGATTAAGCCTTTTGAAAATCTCCTCTTGTTCTTTAATAGGAAGGTCATCAGATTCAATTAAGCAATACGAATATCTAGTGACATTTTTCTTACTTGCACCTTTTCCATCAAGTGGATTTATTCTTATCCAAGCACCTGCTTCTTTTTTCCAATCGCCTATTGTTGCGCCTAAATCATCAGGATACCTATCTAAAGACTTAAGCAAATCATCGACTGTTCGATAATAAACTCCTTTTAGTGGTTCGTATCTATCGTGGTCTTTGTTGAAGTAGACATCATTGCTGACATAACCTACATATTCACCACTTTTAAATAGTGTCTTTAAAAATATCTTCAGTTGTTCAGTAGGTTTAAATTTAGAATAATCAATGCTAGGATCTTCGCTATCTTCCACATAATCGTCCCACGCTAAAACTCGAGTGTTATTAATCTTCTTTTTAGTGACATAACCACCTTTTTCTTTAGCCAGTTTAATGATAGATGCCCCAGTAATAGGTTTAGAAGAACCATTAAATGACTCCCACTTCCTATAACATTCATCGTGGTATCTACCATCATTCTTACTCCAATTATCCCAAACGCTACAATCATAACCTTCGTGTTTTAAAGCCATACCAACTTCTATCCATTCGGTGTAATTGCAACAAGAAACAGGGATATGATCCAACGCTTCTAAAATATCTTCTTTCATGCCATTATCCCCTTTCTTGGCTCGTACGTCTTCGGATTGATTTCAAAAGGCACAAACCATCTATTGTTAGCAATTCTAGTAATCATCATGCTTGCATCTTCAAAGGCCCATAACCCGACGTGAAGAAAGCCATATCTTTCAAGGAGTCTAATTTGCTTTGGCGTGGCTAGTCCTTCGATTTGCCTATTTTTTAACTTATCAATTATCAATGAGGCCATACCAGCATTTGCGATTTCTTCAGTATAAATTCCATGTTTTTCAAGATATTCTTTTTGTTTACTAGACATCGGAGCCATCTCCCAAGCGAATGTAGGTTCATAGTCAGCCAAATCTTCTGCATTAATAGAAAATGCATATTGAATAGGATCAACGAGCTGTCTTTTCTTTCTTCTCATTTCCTCTAATTCACGTTTTAAAGCATTTTCTCTTTCAGCAACAATGTCTCGCTTTGCCTCTTCTTCAGCTTCTACTAAATCTACTTCGTATCCTGAATTAGCTATCTTTTCATCGATTTTTTTGGCTTCTTCTTCATTTTTTGCTAATAGTCCACTTGGCTTACATAAATCATGTCTTTCAGTTAACCAAAGAAAATCAAGTAGCAATAAATATTCCTTATTAGGAGCAAGCCTCATACCTCTTCCTACCATTTGCTGATATAGACTTCTAACCTTTGTTGGTCTCAAAATAACAATGCAGTCTACACTTGGACAGTCCCAACCTTCAGTTAAAAGCATTGAGTTACAAAGAACATCATATTCACCATTTTCAAAAGCTTTTATTCTTTGCTCTCTATCTTTAGAATTACCATTTACTTCAATTGCTCTTAGTCCATTAACGTTTAATAATTCGGTGAATTTTTGCGATGTTTTTACCAAAGGAAGAAACACAACTGTCTTTTTATTCTTACAATAATTAACCATCTCAAGAGCGATTTGATTCAGGTAAGGTTCAAGAGCATTACCTATATCTCCAGCTGCATAATCACCATTTGAAACACTGACATTATTGATATCTAGTTTTAAGGGAATCATCTGCGCACGAATCGGACTAAGATAACCTTCTCTAATTGCTCTTGGCATCGAATATTCAAATGCCTTGGAGTCGAAATACTCGCCTAAGTTTTTATGGTCCGCTTTATCTGGAGTCGCAGTAACACCTAACACATTTGCATTTTCAAAATGGTTTAAAACTCTTTGATATGTATCTGCTAAACAATGGTGCGCTTCATCAACAACAATAGTTTTAAAGTAATCTTTATTAAATTTATTTAATCTAGAGGGATTAGCTAAAGATTGAATGGAAGCAACGGTAACGTTAAGAGGAGAGCCCACTGAAGTAGACTCTGCCTTTTCTAACGCCGTCTCAATTCCATATGTATTTCTTAACCTATTAGATGCTTGATCTAAGAGCTCATTTCTATGGGCTAGAATCAAAGCCTTAGAACCATCCTTGATTTGGTCTTTTATTACGGAAGAGAATATTTGCGTCTTGCCAGTTCCTGTAGGGCAAACTAGTAAAGTCTTTTTATTACCACTAATCCATTCATTCTCGATAGCTTGAACCGCCTCTTTCTGATAAAGTCTAAGTTCAAACATAACTATTAACCTCTAGAATGGTAATTCGTCATCATCCAAGATGTCTTTGGCTTCGTTTTGGTTCAAATCGCCTTTAAACTTGGCGATGGTTTCCGCTTCGTAAGGCAAGAACCTATCGATCGAGTTGATTGTCTTGCTTTCGCCAAACTTATTGACATAGCTCTTGGCGGTAAGTCGGCATTTTCCAAAAGCACCGTTTACAATGTTCCATTTCATTTGGACTTTTTCACCGCTTTTCTTTTCTTCAATTGATCTAAAGAATTGAGATATTTTCCAAGCGACATTTTCACAAAGTAAGAAATCTTGACGAACTCTGGTAGCAATTTTAAGTCCATCATATATCGCTATTGTAACAATCGCTTTAGGACAAGCAGGAACTTTCGCTCCACCTGGATACATAGCTCTTTCAAAATTAATAACCTTAAAGAAATATTCTCCTTCAGGCAAAAGTTTATATTCATCTTCTAAATCAGCAATCTCATCGTCCCAAGACAATACTCTATTTTCTAACATTATTTATTTCCTCCGTTTTTAATAGCAGTTTCTATCTTCTTAAAGTTTGTTAATACCCAGCGTGATATAAAATCATCTGAGTAATCATCAAGTGCTACATCAGCTTTGTAATGACCTTTAGCTTCCACCAGTTTCTTAAAGCTTTCTTCGCTGATATTTGCATTTTTAAGAAGGAATCTAACTTTCTCAACTAGGGGCCTGCTTTTTGAATTTGATGTAGGCTTTGCGGTGTTTTCTTGCGTTTTTAGGCCTTTTTTAGGCTCAACGTTTGAAAATAAATGCTTAATCGAACTAAAACCCATATCGAGCTCTTCAGGCAAATTGAAGCGGTTCTTTGCGTCCCAGCAAGGGTGATGAGTTGTGTACATTACACGCTTTCCACCCTGAGCTTTTTTCGTATTATTTTCAGTGCTTACGACATAGGTTTTATAGTTGCAAAATAAGAGCATGTCACACCATTCCTTGATTAGTGGAGCAACTTGTCTAGATAGTTTCATTTCGTATCTATCGAATTGTCCCGCTTCTTCAGGTAATTCAAATTTTCTAGGTTTTGCGTGAGCCGTGAAAACTACATTAATTCCTAGCTCAATTAACTTATCTAATAGTTTTAATAACTTAGAAAAATTATC